CTTTCGGATTTCCCCGGGGGAAAAATTATATTTTGTGTTTTCTGATTTTTAGTGGGTCTATAATTGTTAAAGTTGATTGCTGAGCAGTCCGCCCACTATTAATCCATTTACGGTATATTTTATAGGGTTAAAAGTGTACCAAATCTATATGAAAAAGGAGGCACTTCTATGGCTAAAGTGAATGATAGTAGTGCTTCTGAAAAGAAAACTACTAGAAAACAGGTACCAGCCAGATCAGAAGAAGCTAGACAACAGCAGCTAGAGAACCTAGCAATGAACTTGGCTGAGAAAAAACTAAGAGATGGAACAGCATCATCGCAATTGATCTGTCATTTCTTAAATCTGACAACCCAAAAAGCAAAACTAGAACAAGAAAAACTAAAAGCAGATACACAATTGCAAATGAAGAAAGTAGAAACACTTGATGCACAGGCAAGAACTGAAGAATTGTATGTAAGTGCTATCAATGCAATGAAAAAGTATCAAGGTGTTAGCGAGGAATTCTATGACTAAGTATAAAAGATGTTATTCAGAACTAATTAAGTTAAAATCATTTGAGGAAAGGTTCGAGTATCTCAAGTTAAGTGGCAAAGTGGGTGAGTTTACATTCAATGGTCACAGATATTTGAATCAGGTACTTTACAATAGTCCTGAATGGAGATCTTTTAGACGAGAAATTGCAATCAGAGATGATGGTTGTGACTTAGCATGTCCAGATCGAAAGGTTCAAGGTAAAACTAGATTAATAGTTCATCACATAAACCCGATAATGATCGAAGACATAGTTAACCATGATCCAAAAATCTTTGATAAAGAAAATGTAATACTAACAACGGATAATACTCATAAAGCAATTCACTATAGTGATGCTTCTATACTGACGTTAGATCCAATAACCAGAACTGAAAACGATACTTGTTTATGGAGGTGATTCCAATGAGTCGTAACAGACGTTACAACCCTTACAGAGATCAGTCTTACAAGAAAGATTTCGAAATTGAGAACAAAATCGACCTCGATGATGAAAACGAGGCAGCTACTGACAAAAAGGTAGATCCGATTGATGCTCTTATGAACGACAAGAAGACACTGGAAGATATAGAAGGACTCCAGAATGAAGGTCCGACATACTTCGAGAAGATAGAACACCCGAAGCAGGAGATACCTAAAGAACAGATACCACAGTTTGTCAAAGGTATCGTTAAGGTACTCTCAAATATGAGAGCTGCCCCCAGTATGGATGCTGCAGTTCTGGAAGTACTTCCTGCTGGGACATCAATAATGATCTATCAAGACACTCCTGGTGACTTCTATCGTGTAACTCATGATGATGTTGAAGGCTACGTCAAGAAAGATCTCTGTTCAAGAATCGGCTTTGGTGTTCTTCATTTAATTTGATGACAAGGAGTTAATCATGGTTGGTGAAAGTATACTCGATTCAGTAAAGGATGCCATAGGGATTAAGGATCCAGAGCTAACAGCTTTTGATTCTGAGTTAATGATCATGATTAACATGGCATTGAATAATCTTACAAGAGTTGGTGTAGGTCCTGAGACTGGATTTAAGATCAGCAAGAAGGAAAACACATGGAGCGAGTTCCTCGGCGAAGAGGATCCAAGACTAGAGAGTGCTAAAGAGTATATAGTACTACAGACTAAACTCTTATTTGATTCAAACTCAATGTCAAGCTCGATGATAGACATCTATACTCAGAAATCTGAGGAGATTCTATACACATTACAGGTAGCCGTTGACCCAGATCCTTTAACAATAGAAAGTGAGTGAGAAATTTCAAAATGAAGAAAAATTATACAATAGCTCCAGTTAGGATTTCTAATCCTATGGACTCGGCTAGAGTAATGGATATACATGAGCACAGCCGAATCACTATGAAAGGCAAAAAGTATGCAATAGGTCCTTCACGGGATTACATTGAACATTCTGCTAAAGGATCTTCATGGGAGAAGCATGACTATATAAAGGTCATAGATGGTAAGTATTACTATCCCGATTCATATGAAGGTGGTAGACATCTTCCTAAAGATCGTAGACAGCTTCAGCAGGAGGCTATAAAGGAAACAGCCGGTGAACCTGCTGGATGGGAGTCAAAGTTCTATGGAGAGTGGGAGAAGAATCTTAAAGATATGGGTGGTAAACTCGATCCCAAAGCTCTTCAGGAGATGTTGATGTTCGGTAAGGATGAGAACGGTAAAGGATACGATAACTTTGCAGTTGCCCTTGCAGAAATGGCTGGAATAGATGCAGATAAGATCAAACCCGAGGTTCTCAATCGAATGAGACTCAGAGCCATAGAGCACTATGAGAAAGAGTTCGAGCAGGAGAAGGATAACTTCGATAAAGAAGGTAATAGGATTAAGGATAGGTCTAAAGAGCAGCAGGAGAAGATCTCTAAGAGTGCAAGTAAAAGTAAGAGTAAGAAGTCTTCTTCTAAGAAATCTACAGACTCTACAAAGAAGTCTTCCTCAAAGAGTAAGAAAGCTTCAAGTGATTCTAAGAAGTCTAGTAGCAAGTCTTCTGATACCGAAGTTACTAGCGGAACAGTAGCATCTAGAATAGCTAAGAATTCAGCAGCTAATCGAAAAGCTATGGAGCAGGCTCGTAAAGGCAGCCAGAAAAATAAATATGGCACTAACATGAAGTATAGAAAGAGATAAAGGAGAGACTCTATGTTAAGTAACACGGCAACGCCGAAATATTACGGAGCATTTCGGGATGCTGTGTTGAGAGGCGACATCCCAGTATGTGAAACCATATCTATGGAGATGAACCGAATAGATAATCTCATAAAAGATCCAGGAGTATACTACGATGATCAGGCAATAAATGGATGGATCGAATTTTGTGAAGAAGAGTTGACGTTGACCGATGGTTCTGATTTGCATTTAATAGATACATTCAAGCTATGGGCTGAACAAGTCTATGGTTGGTATTACTTCATGGATAAGACCGTATATATTCCGAATAAAACTGGAAAAGGCGGTCACTATGAAACCAGAAGAGTTAAGAAGAGGTTAACAAATAAGCAATATCTCATAGTGGCCAGAGGAGCTGCAAAATCACTTTATGAGGAATGTCATCAGGCTTATGGATTAACCGTAGACCCATCGACAACTCATCAGGTTACAACAGCTCCGACAATGAAACAAGCAGAAGAGATATTAGGACCATTTGCAACGGCAATAGCTAGAGCACGTGGTCCTTTATTTCAGTTTATGACTGAAGGATCTCTACAAAATACAACAGGTTCTAAAGCAAATCGTCAAAAATTAGCATCAACCAAAAAGGGTATCGAGAATTTCTTGACAAATTCAATACTTGAGATTAGACCAATGTCTATATCTAAATTACAGGGGCTAAGAAATAAATACTCAACAGTAGATGAGTGGTTATCCTGTGATATTAGAGAAGATGTGGTAGGTGCATTGGAGCAGGGTGCTTCCAAAATAGACGATTATCTAATAATAGCAGCTTCATCAGAAGGAACATACAGAAATGGTTCTGGTGATGACATTAAAATGGAGCTCATGAGTATTCTCAAAGGAGAGTACATAAATCCCCACATATCTATTTGGTGGTATAAGCTCGACGATGTCAAAGAAGTTGCTAATATTGATCTATGGCAAAAAGCAAATCCAAATCTTGGCATAACAGTAAGCTATGAGACTTATCAGCTTGATGTAGAAAGAGCAGAGAAGTCACCATCAGCTAGAAATGATATATTAGCTAAGAGATTTGGTATACCTATGGAAGGATTTACATATTTCTTTAGGTATGAGGAAATACAACCGCATAGAAGAAGATACTATAAAGGTATGCCATGTGCAATGGGCGCAGACTTATCACAAGGTGACGACTTCTGTGCTTTTACTTTTCTATTTCCACTTCCAAGAGAACAATTTGGTGTTAAAACTAGATCATATGTTACAAGTAGAACAATAGAACAGCTTCCAGGAGCTATGAGACTTAAGTATGAGGAATTCATGCAAGAAGGAACTCTTATAGTAATGGAGGGTACCGTTCTAGATATGACACAAGTATATGATGATTTGGATCAGCACATAATTGAGATGGATTACGATGTTCGAAGCTTCGGATATGATCCATACAATGCTGAGGCATTTGTTGAAAGGTGGAAAATGGAAAACAGTCCATTTGGTGTAGACAAAGTAATACAGGGTGCTAAGACAGAATCAGTGCCTTTGGGTGAACTTAAGAAGATGGCTGAAGATCGTCTTCTTTTATTTGACGAATCTCTTATGGAGTTTGCTATGGGTAACTGTATAGTATTAGAGGATACTAATGGTAATAGGAAACTGTACAAGAGGCGTCGAGATCAGAAGATCGATAATGTTGCAGCAATGATGGACGCTTATGTATCTTATAAGTTGAATAAAGATTTATTTGAGTGAGGTAAACTATGTATTACATGATAACACCTTCAAATTCTGATCTTTATCATCACGGTATCCTAGGTCAGAAATGGGGTCGAAAGAACGGACCGCCTTATCCGCTCGGTGCAAGCGATCATTCAGCGGCTGAGAAAAAAGCTGGCTATAGAAAATCTTTATCAAAAGCAAAGTATAAAGAGTATGATAATCGAACAAAAGAGTATGGCACAAATGTTTCTTTTAAATCTAAGGAATTAAATAAATCAATAAAAAATAATACAAAAATTGCAAAGCAAAATGCAAAAGAAGCTTTTAAGGATATTAAGAGAACCGCTAAATTAGCCAACAGATATGATAAGAAAATGGCTAAAGGTGAAAAAGATAAAATAACTTTGAAGGAACAGGCAGGAAAAGAGATAGCAGAAGCAAGTCTTGATAAATATTATGAGGCAATAGATGTAACCTCTAAGAAAAGGATAGATCGAGCATTAAAAGTTTCTGCATCTATTAATATGTCTACAGCTGCTGTTTTATTTGGTGCCGCTGGTTATATACCCTCAGCAGTTAAGAATCAAAGAGCTTTAAACTATATTAACAATTCCTCTGGAATAAAAGCATATAAAAACGGTGATAGATCTAATAGTACTTTAAAAAGAATGAGCGAAAATGATTTAGCTGGAGTTGTTCTTAATGAGTCTAGAAATCCAGTTGGTAAAAATCATAAAAAAGTAATAAATGATTTTCATAAAGCCGTTAATGGCAAAAGCAAAGATGACCGATTCGATATAGAGAGAGAATATATGAATAAAGATGCTAGTGCTATACTAAAAGATCTTGGGTTCAAAGACACACCAGAAAATAGAGAAATCATACGAAAAAAGAGGCCAGATTCTTTATGGGATTAAAGGAGGTACTAATGGATAATCTATATATGATAGCTCCAACAAATTCTGACCTCCAGCATCATGGAATACTCGGAATGCATTGGGGAAGACGAAATGGTCCTCCATATCCTTTAGATGGTTCTTCTCATTCAGCTTCAGAAAAGAAAGCTGGCTGGAGAAAATCACTATCATCAGGTAAAGGCATATTTGGCAGACGAAAGAAAGCTAAAGCTGATAGGGTTGCTAAAGCCAATGCTAAAAAGATTGTAGAAGAACGTCTTAAACAGAAAGAAGCAGATGAATTCTTTGAAAAGAATAAAGAGAAGATTCTCAGATCAAACAAAGCTAAAGATGTACTTGCTAATCAGGCTAGATTAACCAATCAGGAACTAAATGATGCTGTATATCGAATGGATCTCAATGCTAGAATTGCTGATCACGCTGCAAAACAGACAATGACAGCATGGAAAAAGATTGACAAGGCTATGAGAGGTCCTGTAAAGGATATGGTAGATTGGACTGATATTGGTATTCGAGCATGGAATGATATGGCAAAGATCTATAATACAACATCGGCTGGTAAGAAAGAGAAACTTCCTTTAGTCGGTCAAGGCGGCGATAATAATCAGAAAAAGTGAGGTATCTATATGGGACTTAGTTTAAAATCAATAGGTAAAATGGTCTCACTTGCCAATACAATAGGTACTGGTATTAATGCTGCCAAAATGATCGGCGGATTGAATTTGTCAAGTATAAACCCTGATAATATATCTGGAGTAAAAGATACCATAATGAGCAATCTTAATGGACAGTCTAACAATCTAGTTTCTCAGATATCATCAGCAATAGATGTATCAGAAATCGAAGGAATGGTTGGCGGATTGAATATCGAAAACCAGGTAAACCAGATGATGGGTGATATACAAGATCAGGCAATGTCAGGAAACTTTGATCCAAATTCAATGGATATCGAAGGCCAGGTTAACCAAATGATGAATCAAATGGGTCTCGAAAATATTAAGTTTATGTAGGAGGGCAAAATGGCAACATTTAAAGAACGTTTAAAGAACTCATGG